GGTCGCCTCGGCTGCGTCCTGCAGCCTGATTGGAGCCCCCACCGCGCCCGAGACGGACGCGGGGCCGACTGTCGAACCTGGCACCATCCAAAGCCGGCTTCTTCAACAGCCCCACGGTGCACCGCTGCACCGGCACGTCAGCCCAGAGGCTCGCAAGCGCCGCCTCGAGGCCCTTGCCGCCGTCGACAATGACCAGCTCCGGCTTGGCCAGGCCACGGGCCAGGAGATCGTCGAGCACGGCCCGCCAAGCGGCTTCGCTCTCGCCGCCCATGTTCTTGATCGCGAGGACCACCTTCTGGCCGTCACGGCGGATGCCGAGCACAATCAACAGTGAGATGGCAGTCGCCTCGCGATCGAGCCGGACCTTGACCACGGTGCCGTCGAGGATCAGCCGCACGATGTCCTCACCGGTCAGATCGCGCTGCTGCCAGGCTTCCCACGCCGCGCGCGTCTTGCGCCAGGCGCGGCTGACCACGTCCTTGCTGATGCGGCCGGCGAACAGGGTCTGGAGCGCCCGGTGCACCCGCCGGGTGTTGACCCCGGCGAGGTAGACCTGGGCGACCAGCTGCTCGGCGCGCGCTTCAAACCGGCCAGCACACGCTCGCGCACCATGGCACGTTCAAACCCACGATTTTAGGGCAACCATCAACCCTGCGCAGATTTGCGCTCATTGCCGGTTCCAAAAATGATTCGAGTCCAGAGGCATACCGTGCACGTCGCACCCGCGCTGCAGCTGCGGCTTGCCGGTCCGGGCTTCGACTTCCTCAGCCCGGGTGCGGCCGGAATGGCAGGGCCGACAGATCGGAACCCATGTGCGCTCATCCCAGAAGGCAACCGGATCCCCGCCGTGGTGCGGCTCGTGGTGCACCTCACGGGCCGGCACAATCAGCGCGCGCGCTCCGCAGGGACGGCAGAGTACGTTCTCCGGCCTCGCGAGAAAGCGTTTGCTCGCCTCCTTCCAGCGATGGAGGCGGTACAAATGGCCGTGTTGGGTGGTCGACGTGCCCAATGACCACACTCCTTGGTTAGACGAACATCAGCTGATACTCGGGTGCGCGCTCCGTCTTCGCACCGCTTGCGCCCATCGCCATAATAAGCGCTACGACGCCGTCGATCCTACCTGTGGCCTTCTTCTTGTCGGGCTTGATGTTGTTCTGAGCATCGGGAGTCATCGCCACCGAGGCTGCGTTCCAAGTCAGGCATGGGTTCCGATTCACTAGCAGCTCGCCCTTGACGATCGCCTCTTCGGTCAACTCGACGCTCGACGGCATCCACAGGTCAGAGCCTGCATCCTTGCGAAAGCCCTGCGGGTGATTGACCAGCGGAACCCCGCATCCGAGCTCGTCGAGCTCGGCCTGCAGATGATCGCGCTTGTAGGTGTCGCAGGCCAGCCCGACGATTTCGACGTCCTCGGCCAACTCAGCGATCTTCGCAGCTACGAAGGAGTAGTCGACTACCGGACCGGGACACTTCGTAATGAAGTCCTCGGCGGCCCAAAGTCCATAAGGAACACCATCCCTGTCCTCGCGCTCGCGCACGCCATCGCCCGGCATGAAAAACCAGACGAATGCAGCCTTGCTGCCATCGTCATGCTGGAATACGAGACTAAGCGCCGTCAGATCGCGTTTTCGCGACAGGTCTACAGCGCCATAGCATCGTCGCCCATGATAGTCGCTGATGTCGAGATCCGCCTGTACAGCGTCCCACACCTCCTTCGCGAGCCAGCCTGCCTCTCCCTCAGTCCACTCACAGAAATTCAGCCTGCGTACGATCGACTGCTTGGCCGGCATCCCGACCGCCTGGCGAACCTGCTCGCGCAGATACTTCCGGGTGATCGACACATCCAACAGCGGGTTCGCCTTCTGCCACACCGCCTCGTCGCGCCAGTCATCGCCCTCATCGAGGCCCGCTACGAACGCGAAAAAGCTGTCGTCCTCAAGCACTCCCTGGAGCACGCGCTCGGAATATTTATCGTATTCCCAGCAGACTGTCTGGCGATCGAACCCGCTGTTCGTGATCATGAACACGAGGGCCTGCCGGCGCCCCTTCGTGCCGGCGCGCATGAATTCCACCATCGCACCACTAGGATGCTCGTGCACCTCGTCCAACAGCACGCAATGCGGGCGTGGGCCCGACTTGCCGCGGCCCCGGTGCTCGCTCGATATCGGCCGAAAGAACGACCCGGTCTTGAGGTCGGCCAGGTTCCATTCGCGCCCAGCACCGCCGCTCTTGACCAGCCGAGCCGCCAAATGAGGCGACTGATCCACCATTGCAACAGCATCACGAAACAGGATCTGCGCCTGATCCTTGTCGACCGCAGCCGCATAGATCTCCGCTCGCGGCTCGCCGTCGGCCAGCATCATGTAAAGGCCAATGCCGGCTGCCAGAGGCGTCTTGCCGTTGCCCTTGCCGACCTCGACAAACGCCACCCGAAAGCGCCGAGTGTGATCGGACGTTTTCCAGCCGAACAGGCTGCCGACGATGAACTCTTGGCTCTCGTGCAGTACGAACGGCTGACCCTCGTGCTCGCCGCCGTTCAGGCGCAATACGTCGCGGAAAAACCCGATCGCCCGTTCGGCCGCATCCCGATCCCATCGTAGTTCACGTGATGGCCCCTGCCGCAGATCGTCCAGATGACGCTTGCAGGCGAGACGTACGAACGGGCCGGCAACTACCTGGCCCGCGCCGACCCGCCGCGCGTAGCGCTCGACCGCGTCAGATGGCGAGGTATGGGGCGGCAGGGTCTTCTGTCTTTTCATCGGGCTTCACAACAAGGCGGGCACGCGAGCTGGGCTCCAGCCCGAATGCCGCGGCCAGCATCCGCATCTGAGCAATCCGCGGCGCGCTCATCTTGCCCGCCTGAACTTCCAGCTCCGCAGCCAGGGTGCACCATGCCGCAAACAGGTGGCCATCCACCGCCGTCAGTACCCCTGTCCGCTCCAGTTCCGGTGCATACTCATCCCAGATCCTCGCCGCGCGACCTTTGAGAAACTTCGGCTTCTCGCAGCCCGATGCGGGCATCGGCTCGTGGCGGTTCAGCGGCCGCTTGCCCGGGTTGCCCTGGATGATCTTAAGCGCGGTAGGCTTGGCGGGGCGCATCTCTCACCAAACATTCAATCGCGGCGTTGCATGTGAACCGGCTCGGACGCTCGCGGATCGAGGGGGGTCCAGCTTTGACATGCCCCCGCCCGTCTGTGCTGCCCAGGACAACCCATCAATGCACCGTTGCACCGCTCTCGAGGCGCTCGATCTGAGCCTCGATCACCCTCATGCGTGCCGTGCGCTCCTTCACCATGGCCACCATGCCGGCGCGCCACCGCGCCAGCTGCTGGATGATGGGATGCATCAGGCGCGGGAGGTCATCGAGGTCGGCACCTGCATTGAGCAGTCGCTGCGCGACCTGCACAGCACCGCCGCAGATCGTCTTGTCGATCTGTGCCGTATGATGCTCGAGCAGCTGATCAGCGTTCATCACGCACCGCCCGGCATGAGGTGGGTCAGATCGCGTCCGGGGGGACCGGGTGGACCCTTCAGCGATTTCAGCCATTCCGCCTCGGATCCCTTGAAGCCGCGATCGACGGCAAGTTCGTAGGCGCTCTTACCGTTCCTGCCATCGCGACCATGTTTGACACACAGTTTCCAATGTGGATTGCCCTGGCCTGGCTTGCTGAGGGTCGCCTTCTCGACGCACATCCAGACGCTACCGCCAAAGCTGCACATGTCGCCTTGGCAATAGACCGTGCCTTCCTTCCATACTTCGCAGTAAAGAGGCACAGGAATATGGAATTTGAATTCTTTGACCGTCTCACCACGGGTAAAACGGAACACAAGACCACGGCGGCCATCGTAATCCACCGTGAGATCATCGAAGCTCAAGCCGGGTTCACCGTCCTTGCCGTCACGCCCAACCACGACGCCGAGCTCATGCGTTCGGCCATCGCTCGACGTAATGACGCATGTACCGGATCGATCGATAAACGCGCCGGCCAGGCCGATGCCATCGCGACCGGGCTGCGGCTCTCTGGATTTCATCGCCTCGATCTCTGCCTCCTGAACCAGCAGCTTTTCGCGCAGGGGAGAGACCATAGCTTCGACGTAACGTTTAATAGCCGGAACGAGATCATCAGCGATGCCCTCGGGCATGCCGCCTTCGATTACGGAGAGTGTCTTAGTGGAGTTTCGCATTGGCACGTTCTTCATCGGCTAGTCGATTGAATTCCCTTGCCGCCTCTCTCAAAGCTCTCATGCGCTTGGCCTCAGCTTCATCCGGCACCGAGGGGATAGGCTTTTCATCGATTGGCTTAGGTGCGTCGCCTGGCAGAGGTCGTGCGGAGAGATGCCTCAAGGGCCACATCTGCTGCTGCAGATAGGGCGTATGACCACCTGGCACCGGCCCCAGATCGAAGTACTTACGACGGGCTTCGTCGGGAGCCATTGCGCCGCTCCCAACCGCTTTTGCTGCTGCTTCGGCCTTCGTTTTTGAATCCATGCGTAAGAGCCCATCAAGATCGAACTCGGTGCCGTATGGTTTAGGCAGCTCAAGGCCTTCGTCGAGCAGAAGCTCGATGTTCTCAATCAGGCTCTGCAGGCACTGACTGTAGTACTGTTGGTTAAGTGCCTCGATGTTGTTATAAGTCGGCGGTTGGCCAACGCCGACCATGTGAGCAGGGACATGGAAGGTGGAGCAGACGGTTTCGGCCGTCCACTTCAGTTGCTCGATCAGCTGGGCGTCGACCGGGTTGACGACGATAGGCTCATACTTGAGACCGTCGCCGAGCACCGCCGTGCGACCCGCGTTCTCGCCGGTGAAGTTGGCTTCCCAGTATTCTTTGAGGCGCCGAGCGGTGTCATCCGTGATGTGACCAGGCGCCGTCAGCACCCCGGCCGGCTTGGCGCCACGTTCGAAGAACTGCGTCGATTGGCGCTGGATGCTGAGACCTTGGGTAGCCGCCACGCCGCACGTTTGAATCGGCGACACGCCGACGAGCGGATGGTAAATTGGCGAGTTGACATCGTGGATGATCTCTTTGGCCGGGACCGTTAGCCGATCGTCTTGTAGACCGGACAGGTCGTCGCGCCATAGCTCGTAATAGACACTGCCGTCGGGGGCGACGAGCAGCGTTACGCGCTGTGGATGGAGCAGGTAAAGGGCAACCACGACGCCGCGCTGATCACGCTCCTTCAGGACATACGTGTTCCCGTGGACGAGCTTGGATGTCACCCACTGGCCGACGAACTGGATTCTGTTCTGATAGCGATTTGGCCTGCGCAGGACGGGCGAGAAGGCCGGACTTTCGGCCTCGTGACAGATACCGTTATCATCCTGGAGGACCAGTCGCAGGCGCAACTTGGCAATGTCGTTGGCGATCAGTGTGACGCAGGCGAAGACGGTCGAATAGGTCAGGACATTCTCGACCTTGATCGAAATATTGCGCTGCCACGCGCCGGCGAAGCTTTCTCTGATCAACGAATACCAGCCGCCGTGACCATAGATGGGCTGCAACGCCTTCTGCTCGGTCTTCTCACGGGTAATTGTCCAGCCGAACAATTTCACCGGCGTGATCCATGCTCGCCTTGCTGCGCAGCATCAGACGTCTGACAGGCGGTCAGAATCCCCAGCAGGCGCCGCTGCTCGCGGAGCTCAGCCTGGATCTCCGGCAGGGTCTCCAGGATCCGCGTCAAATCAGAACGCATGCCGCGACGGCACTTTGCCTGGGCTTGGGCGCTTGGAGATTGCGAAGTTGCGTCGCGCATTGAAGAGGTGCATCCCACGGGCCTGTTCGTCATCCAACGATCGAGAAGACGAT